GGTTAAAACTATTGCTCGTCGTCGTAGTCCGCCTACTCCGTCATCCTCTGGATTGTCCGCAGCTCGTAACTTAGCTTTTATGGCTGCTAGTTCCGTATCACCTACTTTTCGTGGTGTTTCTAGAGCTGCTCAAGTTGCTAAGGCTGCGTATAAAGTAGGAAAAGTCGCCTATAAAGGTTACAACAAGAAGAAGTCACGTCATACTCAGACGTACAAATCTGGTGTTAGTTCCAAGTGGAATACCACCTCTACTGGTGTCTACAGTGGTAGGTTTAAGAAACCTCGCAAGGTTAAAGATAGCATCTTTACAAAGTCACTTCAACACGGTTACAAGATGGATGTTGAAGAATTTGGGCGACTGGAAGACCCGGATTCCGTGTATATTGGTCATTCTACGAAACATATCGTTAACATGACTACCTCTATCGTTGGTGCCCTGTTAAGAAAGCTTTTCCTGAAAGCTGGTTATCCTATTGGGGACCGATTCGATGAATTAGCTTTGTATTCTTGGAACGACTCTGATGGATTCAAGATTGAATACACTATCAAGAATCCTATTGATGGTGGTGAAGCTATTAATCAACAAATCTTTATTGGTGACAATCAATCATTTCAAGATTTGATGGGAGCAACAGGTGGCTCTACAATGGGCGGTGTTGCATCTCAAATGGAAGCATTTATGAAGAATGAGGATGCTCACATTCCTCATAAGTTGATCTTGTATTTGTCTGATCGTAATGGAGTTACTACTAACTGGCGAATGGCGTCATGTCTTAATCTTAGTTATGAAAGATTACATCTTGCTAGCAAGTCTACTTTAACTGTTCAAAATAGAACAGCTGGATCTGGTGCTTTAGCAGGTGATAAATCTTCTGAAAGGGTTGATAATCAACCTGTTGAAGGAACGTTGTTTGAATTTAGTCAAGCTACCCCTAAACTTAAGTTTTTCGAAAGAAATACTGTTACAAATGCCCCTTTGACTTGTTTTCCTCAAAACGGTCTTAGATTAATTCGAGCCGCTGTGCTTGACAATGCTATGAATAATGCGCCTGATCCTAAGATCTGGTCTAATTGCATCAAAAAATCCAAGGTTCTTATTCAACCTGGATCAATGAAGAAGACGGTGATCTTTCATAAGTATGAGTGCTCATTGCCTACGTTTTTATTGCGTGTTCAAAATTCTCATACTCAAGGTGTTGACATGTGTGGTGGATCTGGTAAGTCGCAATTTTTGCAATTGCAAGAGACTTTAAGAACTACTAGTGAAAACCCTGTTACTGTTCAATATGAACGTCATTCGGAAATTGGATGTTACTTTAAAACTACTAAAGCAGCGCCTATTAAGGCAAACTTAGTTGTGTCCGAACAAAACGCTCTTCCGGAGTAAATAATATATTATTATCTTCCTAACATATCTTCACGGATTGCAATAATACAGTCATTGATTGCGGAGATCCGATGCATACATGTTTGTTGTTTCATAGTATCTTGAAATCTACAAGCTGCTTCCCATTCGTTCCAATACATGAGTTCCAATTCTTTGAGACTTTGGATTGCTTTAGCATCAGGAATACTTTCTAAGAAAGGATTGGAAGAGCGAGTTTCACGGACAAGGTTGAGGGAAGACATTTGAAAAGGAGTAGCCATTTGAGATGCCTTTTTGCAGTGGGGAATGGCCTCCTTATATACTAGTTGCTTACGTAAGCGAATATTTGTGACGTACAGCCACTCCAGACTATAAAGCGTGTTTCTCGATCCCGGAGATACAATAGTCCGCTTTTAATTTAACTTTATCCGCATTTAACCGGGATGGGGTGACGCTGCAGCCGAGTGCTCGGAGGCAAGCAGTGACGAACCCCAATCCCACAGTCAAGAGGATTACTACTTAACTTGATACTACTTGATCGCATAGTTTGTGTTAGCCCCTGCGGGTTTGGGTTAGGGGGGTTAGGGGGGTTAGGGTTGTAAAACTACTCAGAAGGTCCAGCATATTATTACCTGGACCTTCTGCGCTGAGTAGATGTGGCGCTCGCGATTTTTTCAAAACTCCGACGACGCGTATATAAACAGCGCTAAACCCCCCTCGCGACTCTTAAGATGTCGCGTCATAGAAATTATTGTTTTACGTACAATAATTACCCTGACACCTCGTTGGTTGATGGAATCGACTGCAAGTATATTGCGTACTCTCATGAAGTTGCTCCTCAGACTGGGACCAGACATCTCCAAGGATATATTGCGTTCCATTCAACTAAGACTTTTGCGGCAGCTTGCAAACTTTTACCGGGGTGTCATCTTTCAGCTATGGCTGGGTCTATCGCCCAGAATGAGACGTACTGTTCTAAGGCTGGTCAACTCATTGAACGTGGAGAGAAACCTACTTCCAATGACAACAAGGGACGTGCCGAGAAACTTAGATGGCAGCGCGCCCGAGAATTGGCTAAAGCGGGCAATCTTGACGAAATTGACGCTGATATCTATATCCGCTGCTATAGTACTCTTAAATCGATATCTAAAGATCATATGATCAAGCCAGCACCTGTTGATGTTAAGTGTTTTTGGATTCACGGTGATACTGGCACTGGAAAGTCTTATGCTGTGGAGACCACCTTTCCCGATTGCTACAAGAAGTCTATGGACGATTTAAAGTGGTTTGATGGTTACAACGATGAAGATGTTGTGTATCTTGAAGATTTTGATGTTTATCAAATTAAGTGGGGCGGTCTTATGAAGAGACTGGCTGATCGCTGGCCTATGCAAGCTAGTATCAAAGGATCCATGAAGTATATTCGCCCCAAGATAGTTATTGTTACGTCCAACTATACTCCTGAACAGATTTGGACTGATCCTCAAACGGTTGAGCCTCTCTTGCGTCGATTTACTGTAGTCCATAAAGAATCGCAAGAGCAAGTAATTGACTTTTCCTAAAATAAATATGGTTAAAACTATTGCTCGTCGTCGTAGTCCGCCTACTCCGTCATCCTCTGGATTGTCCGCAGCTCGTAACTTAGCTTTTATGGCTGCTAGTTCCGTATCACCTACTTTTCGTGGTGTTTCT